GGTGCGAAGCCGGATGCCGCCGATGGTCTTGTTGCCGGTGGGTGGGAGGAGTAGCCAGTAGTCCTTGGTTGAGAGATATTCCCGGGCCATGCTCTCACCGTTGGTACACCAGCTATCAGGCGAGAGGGCCATCAGGGATTTGACGGCATTGGTAGATATTGGACGGAAGCTTTCGGTTCTGTCTGTGGTCTCGACCAGAGCATCAAAAAGCGTTTCGGCGTCATGGTCGCGCCAGCTTTCATCGACCATGGATTGCATCATCTCATAGGTTAGTGCATACGCTCCGCCTACCTCGTATCCGTCCGCAAAAAGCTGATCGGTGTCCAAATTGTAGGTGAGCTGCTTTGCGCGCCGGATTTTTCTTTTGATGGCAGCATCGTCAAGATCGTAGAATTCCTGCCTCCCCGCCTTCTCGCCCGGCACGAACACCCACCGATACCCCTCACCCGCCTTAATCGTGCGCAAGCCCTTCGTGGCCAGCTTTGCCCGCTCCTCGTCGTAGAGGAAGAGAGGGTCGCCCGCTTCGCCGGAGCGGATCAGATCAAGGGTGGATTCGAGGACTTTCGGGGAGAGTCCGCGCGGTCGTCCTAGGCCGTAATTGTCTCGGCTGCCGATGCTGTTTTCGAGGATGTCCCACGCTAGGTTTGCCGCGTAGGGATCGGCGATCTTGACCATGTCGGTCACGCCAGCCCACGCCTCCGCCGCCTCGCGCCTCGGGCGGTTGACGTTTTGTTGGACCCACGCGGCCCATCCCGCGTCTGTTGTTTCTTGCACGACCGGGCGCGCAATCGCGTCCCTGATGTCGGCGACGATGTCGTTGAGTCGGCGGGTTTGGGCGGGATTCAGCCCGGGTTGCCCTGCCTCGGTTTCAAGGAAGTGGCGACCGAAAAAGCGTGCGAGATCCTCGTCATATTGCCGAAGCTCGACGACCTCGCGATTCAACGCGTTGCGGAGGATGTCATAGACCTTCCGCCCGTCGTCCGTCTTCAGCGCCTTTTGGACTTGCGTCGTCTTCGATGGGATGTCTTCACCCGTCAGGGTCAATAGCGTGCTCCGCCCCTCTGGAAGCCCGTATTTCATTTGCTTCTCAGCCGCCTTCCTGATCACCGGCTCAAGCCTGCGGATGGACTCCGGCTCAACCTGAAAGCGGTTCGCGGAACGTCGCGCGAACTCAGCCTCGGCAAAGGCGTCAAGGTCCGCCCGGGTCTTGATCTCCTGCGTGTTGATCTTCCCGCGACGCCGGCTCAGGAACGCAAAGACAAAGGGTTCGCTTTGACGGTCCACGTTAAAGCGTCGGACCATAGCCAAAGGAACCGACGCGCTGGCTCCGAGGGTGTCGTTCTCTGGCGGTGTTACCGGGTCGGCTTGCGGCGGGGTCAAGGCTTGCTCGGGCGGGGTGCCTAATGGTTGCGTCTCACTGGGCGCATCAGCAACGGTTTCTTGGGTCGGCGCAACCTCAGGCGCAACCTCAGGCGCAGCGCTCAACATTTCTTTCATGGTTCGGTCCACGTTGCTCACGAAACGCTCCAATTCGATAGACGTCACAACGTCCTCTGCGCTCAGGTCGCGCAACAGGCGGTTCAGCGCCGCCTTTACCCACCGCAGCATTTTGCTGAAGACCAAGCGCAGTTCCGATTGGCGAATCAAATCCTCCGAAATTTGCCCGCCTGGAATCCTGCCTTCTACCACCATGCGCACCAATTCCGATGCCATGTGGAAATCCGTGGCCAGTCCTGCGGCGATAGCAGCTTGTTTTGCTTCCTTGGTCTGAAAGTATTCTTTGTAGACCAAAGTTTGCAGCTTGCGCCCGGCCTCGCTCTTGCCCAATTCGGACCAAACTGCCGCGACTTGCTCTCGCGTGAATAAGCCCTTTGCAATGGCGCGAATCATCGCGTGGTGGATGAACTCATGGCGCACGGTTTGCGCCACGTAATCGCGGCGCTGACGTTCCAATTGAGACAAAATCACGCCTTTGTGCAGCACCAACGCCTGCTGCTTCATGTCGTATTCCATCGGCGGCCCGGTTTTTTCATCGGTCACCACAACTTTTGGAAACGACCGCAACATCGGCGCGACTTCTGGCGCCACTTGCGCCAACCACGCAATCTGCGCCTCGTTTGGCGATGGCTGCGCTTGCGTTGCTGCAGGAGCAATTTGCTCCTCAACGATGCTCGTGCCTTTGGCAAGCGTTGCGCCCTCTCGCGCAAAAGCCGCAGCAACGTCTTCGTTCGATTGTTGCTCTGCGTAGTCTTTCGTCAGCGTGCGCCCGTCATTGGTCTGAATGGTGTAGCGGAATACCGCCGCATCCTCCGAGGAAGATGCGGCGGCGTCCTGCCGCCCTTGGCTTTGCGCTTCAGGAGTGCCCACCCCTGAAATTCCAGAAACATTCTCCTGCGCCCTCGTTTGCGCAGTGGCGCGATTGCCATCCCACTCGCGCGCTTGTTGCTCAGTCATGGCGCTAAGTTGCGCCACTGCTGGCGACGTTTGCTGCAACCAGGCTAGGCCAGCGTCAGTGACGATGTTTGCCGTTTGGCCAGCTTCCAAAAACGGCGTGTTGATGACGGCTTGCACCGCGCTGATCGCCGCCATTTCCGCTTCTGTGGCTTGCCCGCCATTGAGGATGCGACCGAGCCCGCGGGCCGCTGCGCGATTCTGTTGCCCTTCTCGGGCTGCTTGCATTTGAGGCGACGCTTCTACGTCCTGCGGTGCAATCCCTGCCTCCAAAGCCTGCTGGCGAGCCTCTGTGATGGCAGTCACGTCCATCACCGGATCGGTCTCCTGCGCAGCGGCAACAATCGCTCGCGCCCGGTCTTGCGTGCGCTGCACCGCCTCGGCAACACTGCGCTCAAAATTCGCAGGGTCGTTCAACAAAGCGACTGCGGCCAGCGCCTCGTCGCCGTCGCGGCTTTCGCCAAACATGCTTTCTGCACGTTGTAACGCTTCTTGCGTTACACCGAGTTCATTTGCCAAGCGCGCAGGAGCGATGCGTTGCGCGAGCTCCATGTTTGCCCGCAGCACTCGCACCATCGGCTCATTGCTTTCTTCAAGAAGCTTGCGCTGCGCCGTTTGCGCTGCCGGCGTCGTCAAATCCAGACGCGCTTGATTGTTGGCGAGGTATTCAAATCGCGATGCTGCGTTTTTGATCTTCGCCGCCCGAGCCGCGATTTGCGGCGTGTAACCGGCGGCAACGAGTTGCTCTGCCGAGGCTTCAGCCACGGTCGGCAACGATGCCGCCAGCGCTGCTTTCAGATTCGGGTCTTTGACGTTGTTCAGATCGAACCTTCCGCGCCCGAGGGCATCGGACCTGCGCCCGCTGCCGTAGACCATCGGCCCGGACATCATGAGGATGCCCATGAGCATTTGCGGGGTCATAGCCACAAATTGCTTCATGTCGGATTGAAACCGCGCGCCGATGTCGCCGCGGTCAGCCCCAAACAATTCGGCTACAAGGTCGGCTCCGTAGGGCGTCACCTGTTGCACGACTTCCTCGAGGTATTCTTCCCCGATCCGCAGGCCGAGGCGGCGACCGAACGAAGCCATGGGTCGCACGCCCACGCGAGCCATGCGAGCCGCAAGCGCTCCTCCCGCGGGGCCTAAACCAACTTTGAGCGCTTTGCCCAAAAACTTTTCCACGGCGCCCTGCACCGTGCCGACAAGCACCGCATCCACCAGTTTCTCGGTTGCGGTCATTCGGCGGTATGGGGGCGGGTTCTCCCCGCTCGCAACTGCCGCGCGATGCTTCAGTTGGTTGTCGCTTTCGATTTGTTGGAGTTGATCTAAACGCTCCCCAGCAAAAGCTGCAGCCATAAGCGGCACGCCGGCAAAGGGAATGGCGCCGAGGCCCATGTAGGGCGCCGAATCGATGACGACTTTGGAGCTTTTCTCAAGGAACCCTTCCGTGGGCTTAATGAATTTGTCCGCAAACGATCCTTTTGTCGGTTCCCATAAGCGTCCAGTCTGCAGCGCCGAAGGACTCCATTCGCCTTGCTGCAAGTCCTTCAAGCCCCGAATGAACATGTCGTCCAATGACGCTTGTTTCGCTTGTCTCTGTATGGCTTCGGCTTCCGCTGGCGTGGCCTTGCGCTTGGCGGAGCCTGTGCCGTAATTGCCCCAAGTGGAACTCATGGGCAATTTGGGCGCGTTTTCGTCATCGACCCACAAAGTCCCGCCTTCCAGCACTTGATCGCGGACTGGTTGTTCAGCAGCGAGTTGCAACTGACTCAGCACGTTGCCGATGGCGTTTTCGGCGTCGGTCACAACACCTTTGGCGGATTGTTCGGTCTGGCCAAACTCGCCCGCCAACTCCTCGCGCAGAAGTGCCAGAGCCTGGTTGACCTCGGCTTCGGAACCAAAATCAGCCTTCTCGCGCAGACTCGTGATGATTTCCGTGAGCTTTTCTGCGCCAATTGGACCAACCGCCTTGCGATCCTCCACAACAAATTTGCGAATGTCGTCTGCCATGGATTTCACCTTGGGTCGCAACGACTCAATCAATTCCTTGTCTTGCGCTTGCGGCAACCGGATGACGCCTCCCATGCCGGCGGTTCGGTAGATCTCCGTGGCTCGGAACAGATCGGCGCCGCTGTTATAGCCAAGTTTTTTCGCGACTGGGTCCAACGTCGCAATCTGTTCCGAGGTTGCAACGTCTTCGGCTTTTGCGTTTGGCCCCAAAGCTGTAGTAGCTTTTTGCGTAGCATTCAACAGGTCTTCAGAAAACCCTTGTTGCACGGCTTCGCTCATGCTCGGCACCGTGATTTTGCGCAATCGTTGCGTAAACTGTTCCGACGTCAGGTTTCCTTGCTTGCGCAGTTTGCGCAATTCCTGCACCTGCGATTCGACGTTTTGGCGTTGTTGTTCTTGTTCGGTTGCAATCTGCGTAGACGAGCTTAGCGCTGGCGCAGGAACAGAGGATTGAGGAGCGGTTGTTGTGGCCGTAGGAGCCGGAGTAGAAGATTCTGGCGCAGACGAGCCTGGCACCTGCTCGTTGAACGCATTGACTCGACGGTTGTGCGCTTCAATGCCCGCCATGATTTCAGCCTGCTCGGCCATCAACTGGTCTTTGCCTTGTTTTGCCAACGCCGCAGATTTGTTCAAGGCAATGACTCGATCCAAATCCAGTTGCCGCGACTCCCGCGGGCGAAGGCGGCCAGCCTTTGCTTCAGCGTATCGCCGCTCAATTTCCTGCGCGTCTTGTGTGACCTTGGCGTCGAACTGCTTTTGTTTTTGCTCAAACGCCTGCAACCTGGAGTCGGTTGCTTTTTTCGCCTCATCGATTTCCAACTGCGCATTTATCCGCTCCCCAGTGCTTGGGGCTTGCTGCACCGGAAAACTCTTTGCCGCAATCTCCGACTGGTTGGCCGAGTCCTGCGCCTTTTTTCGGGCGTCCTCAATGCCTTGATACTCTGTCTGCTGCTCAGTCGTGCCGAATTGCAAAATCGTGCTTTCGTCCAACCCTTGTTTCTTCAGGAACGCATCCCGCTGTTCTGCGGCCTGGCGCGCATAGGCTTTTGCCAATTCCGCAGCAGCGTCCAAAGATTGCTGTTGTTCCCTTTTGGTCTTTTGTTGTTGCTCCGCTGCAGCTTTCTCCAAGGCCAATCGGCGTTGATTTGCTTGGTCGGTGAGGTCTTGCTGTTTGCGCTGCACTTCTTCTTCTGAGGGGAACTCAACGAAGGGTTGCCCGCTCAGGTCTTTTTGAATTGGCAAACCAGTGATGCGCGACGTTTCCTGCACCGAGTCGTTCCATTTCGCGCGTTGTTCCTCCGCTTCCCTGCGCAATCGTTCCTGCTTCCGCGCTTCGCGTTCTGCCTCCTGCGCGGCAAAACCTTGCGCGACCATGCTCATGTCGCGCATGTAATCCTCGCGCGCCTGACGCGACGACTCTCCCAAGTTGGGCGGCGTGTAGAGCAGGACCGGAGGTTTCTGACGAGGCGGGCGAAGCGGGCTGGCCATTGGTCGTTTGTGGAAGAGGGCGACGTGCTGCGTTTAAACTACGTCAAAAGGTTTTTTGGGCGCAGGCTTATGCTGGGACGGAGGCTTCAATGGAGTGCTGCGGTAGCGGGAATCGTAAATTTTGCGATTCGCTCCTACATAATCCTGCCCCAACACTCGCCCGCGCACTTGCATTTCGGCTTGGGACACATTGCCAAATCGGTGATTGTATTCCGATTGCAAATCAGCAAATTCCTTTGTTTTGCCCTCACTTTGCAGTTTTCGGCCTTCGGCTTGCATGGATTTCTGCATGGCTAATTCCGTTCGCCACTGACGCACGTCGTCGGGATCGTAGTTACCGCTATATCCGACTCCCTTGATGTCTGTGCGCGGTGCAGGATTGGGATATCCATTGCTGTTGATACCCCGAGTGATGTTACCGACTCCGATCCGCCGGTCCAATGCGGCATTTTCTTCGAATTTTTTTTTCGACGCATCAATGGCTTCCTGCGGAGAAACTCCATTGATGCGCGGAGTCACCCTTCGCCTCGTGGTCTGATCAACAACTGTTTCGCCCGGTCCAGTAGGCCGACGATTTCCGCCGTTCCAATTTTCCCGATAGAAAGTCGGTTGAACTGGCTGCGTCCCATAGGCTCGGCGAAACGCTTCATCGTGCGCGGCTCGGCGCTGTTGAATGGCAACCTTGCCCGCTTGATTCATATCGTATTCGGCCTGGTTGCCAGCCCAGTTCGCCTGAATGTTCTTTACGCGGCCAATTTGGCGACGTTCGTAATCGCTCATGTCTGGCGTGTATTCAGGGCTGTTAGGTTTGCTCATTTTTTCACTTTCTTCGGTAGGTTTTTTTCTTTGCGATCTGGCGTCTGCTCCAAACAGACCTTGAGTCAAAACATTATCGTAGTTCGTTTTAATGTCTCGATCCATCGGTCCCATCACATCGTCGCCTTGCGCTCTGCGCGTCATTTCGTCTTTCTCTTCATCCGAGAGCGCGGCGTAATCTTCCCGAAATTTCTTTGCCGCTTTGCTGGGGTGCATGCCTCTGTAGCGACCTTGTTGCAGTCGCAACTTCCCGTTGCGCAGTTCAGCGGGGCCCAACGCCTCTTTTTCTGCGTAAGCGTAGCCAGTCAGCGGCGGACGCAGCAACGGAATCTCACGGTTCCTACTGCGTGTTTTGTCGTAAATATCAAGGTTTGCGTTGGTGGTTTCGCCCTCGGCCATAACGGATGATTCATCCTGACAATCTGCATCTTATCCACTGCAATTTTAATGGGCGATTGAACTCATTGGAACTTAATGAAAATGACTTTGTTTTTTCTTGTTAATTCCATAACAAAGCAATATGATTTCTATGGATTAACTTTTGCAAAATCCCCACGTATGCCCCGCCATGAAAACAGAATTCGCCGACGAAACGCAGCGTGATCTGCAGGACGAGATCAATGCCCTCAAGACGTCGTTGCTGGATACAAAGCGACAGCTTTACGCGCACAGCAAATTGATCATGGAAGCCCTTGAGCTTCAGCGACAAATCGATTTGCTAAAAACCGTCATTCGTGATCTCCGCAACAACGGCACTGCAACAATTGTCTGGATCAAGGCTGCGGACGCAGCCCTCCTTGGCGGAGGCATTAGCCTGAACCAGTTGCGCTCTGACAGGCGCAACGGCATCATCCCGCTGCACGGTTGGCGCAAGAAAAATAGCCGCGTCTACGAATACAGGCAGGACATCATTTGTTCCTTGTTCCTCCACCCGTGAGCATTTCGCGCAGTTTTCGTGCGTTGCTGCAGCAGGCTGTCCGCGGTCCCTACGGTTGCCGCGCATGGATCGCCCAGCACTCGTGGATTTTGAACAAGGACGGAGAACTTGAACGATTTGCGCCGAACCCGTTGCAGTCGCGCATCTTGGAAGCGCTAGAATTATGCTTGGCGAATAACTGGCCCGTGCGGATTCTCGGCCTGAAGAAGCGCCAAGGCGGTCTCACTACGGTGTGCGCTGCGATTCAGTATTGGTTGCTAAACGTCCGAACCACGAACGCCATGGTCATGGGCGGTCTCAAATGGCAATCGGGGAACGTCTGGAAATACATCCGTTTCTTCAAGGACCACGACACGTTTGATTGGGGCAACACGTTCAAATTAGGCGAGGAAATCGGGGCGGTCTCCAATGGGTCTGCTTTGCAAAAGGGAACCGCCAAACAACCGGAAAGCTGCCGATCTGCAGCGCTGCGCTCCCTGCACTGCACCGAGGTTGCGCGGTGGGCGACCGATGGCGTGGCAAACGCCGAGCGTATTTTAACGGGCGCCATGGCTTCATTGCCAAAACTCCCGTGGACGTTTGCGATCTGGGAATCGACCGCCGCTGGGCCGACCGGGATGTTCTACAAACGCTGGTCTAAAGCGTTGTCCCTTGAGGACGTCAAAGCCGGACGGAAACCGCGGCCTGGTCAATTCATCAAAGTTTTTGCCGGGTGGCACGAACATGAAGACAGCCGGCTGTCGATGACCCCCGACGAGCGATCCGAGTTTGAGCGGTCGCTCTCCGAGGAAGAACGAGCCTTGATGAATCGGTTTGACCTCAGCTTGGAACACCTGTTTTTTCGCAGGGTGACCATAGAAGAAGAATGCAACGGCGACCCGCAAATTTTCAAGCGGGAATACCCGTTCACGCCAGAGGAGGCGTTTTCGGCGTCCTCGGCTAGTTTCTTCCCCAGCGCAGGTCTGGCGCACCTTCGCAAGCTGGCCGAGGCCGCCGAGCAGACCGAGCGGCGCGACGTGTTGCTGCACCGCGAAAACGCATCAGACCGGGTGCTGGCGCTGCCGGTCGAGGCGAAACAGGCCACGGTTTGGATTTATGAACCGCCCTCCCCCGGAAGCGCATACCATATATCGGCTGATTTCATGGAGGGGCTCGCTGCAGACGAAAAGGGGGATGACCGGGACCACCATGTCGTGCAAGTCTGGCGGGGCGGGTTCTTCGCCGCCGACGGGCGGTGGCGCCCGCCTAGGGAAGTAGCCCGAACGGTGAAGCCATGCCGCTTCGCGCCAGACATCGTCGAGGATCTCATTGAGAACCTTGCCGCCTATTACGGTGACTGTTTGGTCATCCCTGAAAACAACCGGGACGACGGAATCATCCGCAACTTGGTCAACCGCAACGTGCGCGTCTTTCAGGCTACGGTAGGCGTGGACGAACGAGGAGATGCCGTGACTGCGCGCCCCTCGGGCCGTTACGGTTTCCGCACCACTGGCGGTGACGGAGAGAGCAGTCGCAAAACCATTCTCAACGAGCTCGCTGCTGCCGTCCGTCAATTCACTGACGCTGGCAACGGAGTGGAACTCACGCTGACCACGGTCGAGGAAATGGAGGTCTTTTGCCGCAACTTGCGCGGCAAGCCGGAGGCGATTGCCGGCCACCATGACGACAGCGTCATCGCTGCCGCCATCGGGTTTTTTTTCCGTGACCTCGGAACGCGCTACACGCCGCGAACCCACGATTTGGCAGCGTTCCTCAGCAACGATCCGCTTTTGCGCAAACAGCAATCACCGCAACGCGTCGGTGGTGCGTTCGGGTTGTGAAGTTGCGCTCATCGCGTCAACGCGCGCCACAGCCTCCTCGCGTTTCGCTATGCGTTGCGCCAGCTTCTTCTGTTTGTCCTCAACGCTGTCGGGAATTTCCAGACGTTCGACCGTCCACAATTGCGCCCGGGCGTGGAGCCGACCTTCAGCCAGCAACTCGTTGAACTGCCGCAGCAGATCGGCGTCCCCCATGACCTCGTCAAACTCCGCCGCTGTCAACGCCTTCCCCCGAAAAACGTAGCATTTCCGCACCGGGTCGCCCACCCACGGTTCACGCGCGGCGCCGATAGTCACGAGGGCCCGCAGCGTTTCTCGGTCGCGGCCTGCAGCGAAGCGGCGAAAATTGCTCTTGATTACGTAATGAGTCATAACGCAAGACGGTGCGAGGAAAGCCTCGCACCGTCAAGATCCATCATCCAAATCCTGGCAAGCTCACAAGCTCTTGAACTGCGGGTAGCGAGCCGCAGAAATCAGAACCCGAAAGCCTTGCATGCGCCCAGCGACGTCGTAAGTCGGGGCTTGACCGAAATACTGCGAGATGTATTTGCGGTAGACCAGACCGTTGAAGCGTTCCTGTTCGCGCTGGATTCCGAGGCCGTAAGCTCGCATGAGAGAGCGAGCCCCCATGACCAAGTTCCCCACGTAGGTCGTGCCAGCCGCCGTGCAGGGCAGGACAGCGGACCCGATTGGGTGAGCGTCAGTGTTTTTCGTCGCATCCCACGTCACCGACCCAAGGGTGGTGACCCGGATGCCTGAAGCGGCGGAACCAAGACGGGACGTCACGGCCAACTGCTCTCCAGCATGGTTGTTCGCGAATTCATACATGCCCCATTTGCCCTTGTCTGCCCCGGTCAGGTTGATCACCTTGACGTAGAGAGGGCGCTTGGCCCAAGTGTCCACATCAAGCGCGACTGCGGTCGGGTCAAACGTCTCAAACGAATTGAACTTGTAGGCATGACCCGGGAAGAAACGGAACGGTTGCGTTTCTGGGATGGTCGCCCAGTTGGCGTTGCCGTTGCCGACAATGTTGAAGGTTGCCGTCCCTGCCGCGATGGCCGCGCCGAGTTTGGCATGAGGCGCGAGCGGAACCCCCAACGGGCCCGCCATCGCCTCATCAACCGCATCGCGCTCCATGATGGTCTGGCCGCGCAGGTCGAGCCAGCCGCCGGCGAAGACGAAGTTCTCGGCCCCGCGGATGTCCGCCTGCGTGATCATGTTGCTGTTGATCAATTCCTTCTCAAGGTCACCGAGACCAGGCGTCGGGCAGACAAACAGGTAGTTCTTCACCGTGTTGCGACCGCGGCGCCGGATTTGCGCGGGACGCACGTAGCTTTTCATGATCTCCTTCGCGTCGATGACGTCGTCGTAAGACAGCGTGTCGCCAAACGACAGAGTAGACCACGTCTTGTTGCCAGCAAACTGCGTGTTCACGCCGCTTGCTTTCAAGGCCATGGTGATCTCGGTCAGTTCCGACTTCTTGCGGCCCATCCACTCGCCCTGCAACTCGTGCTCGTTGGACTGGATCTCGTTGCGCATGCCGTTGATCTCCTCAACGTAATCGCTGCTGGAAAGCGCGTGGCGGATCAGGTCCACCCGCACCTGCCACGGCAGGATGGTCGGCGTCTCGAAGGATTCGGCGTCAAGGAAGAGCGAGTCCCCCATTTTGCCGGCTTTCACGTAGCGCATCATCTCCTTGAAGGTGACAACGGTGCCCCTGCCATTGGCAGCGCTCTTGTCCACTTGGACGAGGTCGTCGAGTCCCGTGCCTTCCATTTGCATGTACGGGTCTTCGTTGCGCTCGCCAAAACGGAATCCGTTTGCCCATTGTTTCCGAACTGCGTCCGGTGCCATCGACGCGAGGTTCGCCCCGGTGATGGTGTTAATTTCAAAGGTGCCGTTGCCCGACAGGGTCGGTTGCGGTCCAGGTGTAATGCTCATGTCGTTCTATTTTTTTTGGTTGTACTGCTCTGTCATCGGCGCCCTCCGGTCAGGGCCCGTTGGATTTCCAGGTAGACCTGGTCGTCGTTCGCGGCCTGCTCGAGGAGCGTCGAAAGGTTTGTGTTGATGGGCCCGGATGCGGCGCCGCTGTAAGGGCCCGGACCACGGCCCGGCACCAAGGTGCTGGAAGCGACAGGGCGACCGGAGGCCGCCGGAGTCACGGAGGACAGCGACGGTGCCAGCCCAAGGGCAAGGGCGACTTTGTTGGCAATGTATTTCGGCCCGTCTGCTGCAAAGACGTTGGCGTCGCCCAGGGCTTCCAGCTTTTGCTGCATTTCCGCCATCGCAGCAAACTCAGGCGTCCCTTTGACAAACAAGTTGGGATACATTTCGCGAACCTGCTCTTCTGCGGCTGTCCATTGCTCGACGAACGCTTCGTCAGCGCGTTGCTGCTCGAGCAGGTCGGAGCGGGTTTTTGCCGCAACCGCGTTGGCGTGAGCGAGCAAAAGCTCTCGCTGCTGGTCGATCAGTGCAGAGAGTTTTTCCGGGTCGTAATCATCAACAGCAGTCTTCCGAATGTCGTCGATCTCGCGCAATCTGGTTTCAATCGCCTCCAGATCGGGGGCGCTTGGTTCATTCGCCGACTCCGGTTCTTGAGCAGGAGCAGGCGCGACGGGCGCGGACTCGGTCAAACCCAGCGCAATCCGGGCGCGCGTCAGGGCGACATCGGCGTCAATCGGGCGCCCGAGCGCTGCCGCCAAGTCTGCCAAGCGTTGCGCCTCGGCGAACACGTTTGGCGCCTCGGGGACGACAC